CCTGGATTTTTTTGATGCGGTCGCGTGTCATGATCTCCTGAGGGGTGAGGTAGCGGATGATGAGTGTTGGTTCGCGAGGGATGATGGCATCGCCAATCCGCCCGAAAAACCAGTGGGCAAACTCGACGAAGAGGTTCATTCCGGGATCGGCTCTGGCTTTGGCTCCGGTGCGGGTGGTGGCTCGGGTTGCGGAAGCTGCGAGACAGCAAACACGCCATCCGCGAATGTCATCTCGCGGCCCTGCTCGGCCAGCTTCTCACCCAGCGGTCGGACATCGACGACGGATGCGGGCCAAGCGACGCCAGAGTCAGCGAGCGTCGCAGCGGCTGCGGCGGATAGCTCGGTGATGGCCGCGCCGTGTTCGGCGTGCAGCGTGGTCAACTCGTTCAGCCCCGCCGGTCCCTGCTCGTTCGCGAACGCTGCCAGATCGGCGTCATCGAGCGCCAGCACGTCGCGGACGATGGCGTTGAGGTGACTCGCGGCGGCGTTGTAATTGCCCGCGAGATGTTGGACGCGGGCGAGGATGGATGCCGCTGCGGCGGCGGATTTGGATTGGATGAGGGGCATGGTGGTTATCCGTTGATTCTTCGGGCGCGGAGGAATGCACCGGCGCGGCGGGTGATGGTCGCTCCAGAAACGTCAGTGTTTCGCGCAAAAGTCATCGCGAGCGATGTCGAGCCAGTGAGGTTGACGGTAAAACTTCCAGTGTATTGCGCATTAGGGGTATTGTTTCGCGCCAGCATGGGGATTACTCCAGTGGACAAGTTGAACCTCAAGCTGTTAATTCCTTGATTCAAATGGTAGTAATATCCTACGTCGCAAAGATTTGTTAAATCCACGTTTGCTGGTGTGCCGAATAGTAAATTAGGCAAGACCCCGCCAGCTCCTGCGCTGAAAGAAAAGTAAAAGTGAATCTCCCAAATGCCAGCGGTCAGGTTGATGCCCGTTAGCACATCGTCGGCGGCTTGAGCGGCTGGATTCGTCCGGGTCGCTGCGGCGTTGGGATCGTATTTCAGGATTTCGTTCAGCGCGGTAACCCTCGCCGCTGCTGGTGTCGCCGCCGTGAACAGCTCGTCGCCGGTCGCTGCTCCACCGTTGAGGGCGAAGCGGTGCGCGGATGCTGCCGCGGCGTCGTTGTAAACAAACGTCGCGCCAGCGGCAGCTTGGTAATCCTCGAACCGAATTTCGCTGGCGATCCCGATGGCCATGTTGACGGTGCCCGCGAAATCTGCACCACCGCTTGCATCCCGCCGCACCAGCGTGCTTGCCGTCGCGTCCGATGCGCTCAAGCCGTTCACCTTGACGATCACCGCGCCGTTGTTCGCGTTCGCCCGCTCGACTCTCGCCACCGGCTGCGCTCGTGCTGTTGGTGGCGTTGCCGTGAATCCTCCACCCGACGCGACGTAAAGTTCGGCATTGACGGAATAAGCCGCCGTGTTCAGTTCCGTGATCGTGCCGACAATGACCATGTGGCCGTTATTATGGATCGTCACTCCCGCGTCCATGATGCCGATTGCCGGCATCTTCGCCGCGTTGCTAGCGTCGGCCTTGGAGACGATGGGGATCAGCGTCGAGCCGCTGCCGTGCGAGCCTGAGACGTAGACCGGATCACCCTTGGCGAGGTTCTCACCTGCGCGCACGTGGGCGTAGACGCTCCCGGCAAGGTTCCCGTGGATGTGGTCTGCCGTCAGCGTTCCACTCACGGTTGCCGTCGCCGTGGTGACGTTGAGCAGGTCAAGATCAGCCGTGCCGTCGCTGGTGGTCGCGCTGGTTACTGAGTTCGACCCGCCGCCGCCGGTTCCAGCTGGTCCTTGCCGGATCTCGACGACGGCCACAGTTGACGGCTGCGCGACCGCTACGGTGTCGATCACGGATGGCTGGGCGATTTCGACGATCTGGATGCTCATACGCGAGGGACGATTTGGCGGAATACGATTGGACCGGACTCGATCGGGATCACGCCGCCGGCAGGAGTCACGAGGACAAGTCCCCAGACGTAAGCGCCTGGCTCGATTAAAGCCGTCACCTCGTCGGCGATGCTCACCGAGATGATGCCGTTGGCCGGCGTCGGGATTGTCGGCGCAAGGTTGAGTGTGATCGTCGAGCTTGAGATGGTCGGGCGAACCTCTGCACGTGCCGTGTAGCCGGTGAGGTTGACAGCATCGCCGTTCTCGTCCTTGCAGCTGAAGCTGAGGCTTAGGGTTGCTCCTGAGTAGGCGTTGACCTTCGTCATGGGCGGACCTTACCGGATTCCGTGATTCGGTCAATTCCCGATGCGAAGCGCCGCATTTCAAGCGCAACCTGAAGCTGCCGATCGGTCCATCCTCGTGTCGGAGGATTGCCGAAGGTCAGCGCGGCGAACCGCTCAGGCCGGTCCACCGGCGAGCCAATCGGAACCGCTGCCAGCCCGCAGCCGGCCGGATCGTGGTCGATCATCTCGAAGGCGTGGCCGGTCGCCCGGATCGCCGACCAGATCGTCAGATCTTCCGGCGCCGCCGGGTCGTTCGGCATCCCGCGCAGGATCGCCAGCGCGGCAGTGATCGTTTCGCGGCGGATCGAGTAGCAAGCACCGAAGGCGTCGCGCCGGTTCGTGCCGGTCGAGCAGCACCCGACATTGCCGGCGGCGAATGCGTCAGGTGCGACGAGCAGGGTGTCGGCGTCGATCTTCGCGACGACATCGGCGCCGGTCGAGAGCATCGACTCAAGGATCCCGATTGCGCAGGCGGTTCCGTTGAGGTTGCCGCGCCTGGCGAATGTCGTGGCGTGGTAGGCCGCGCCCATGCGCCAGAGGCTGCCCTGCACCCATCCCGGCAGCCGGTGGCCGGCGTCGTCGAAGACCCATGAGCGGACGCCGAGCTGCGTCAGGTGGCGCACGCACTCGATCACCGGCAGCGCGTCGCCACCGTAGGCGAAGACGGCAGCGTTCAGGCTGGCCGCCATGTGATCGGCCCGAGTTGGATCTGAGTGACGGTGCCGGTGCCGTTGCTGTAGGCGATCGGCACCGAGACAGCGGTGGCAGAGTTGGCCGGCAGGCTGGCTGCGAAGAACGGCCCGGTGACGCCGGTGCATTCGTCGCTGCCATTGATCGCGAGTGTGACGTAGAGGTAGCCTGCGACGGGGTAGGCGCGGCCTTCGTAAATCTGCGCGTAGAACGTGTTCCCGCTCCCGTAGGTCGTCGCGCCGTAGGCTGTCGAGATCCATGCTGCGCCGGTCACGTCGTAGATACGGTCAGGATCTGCGGCGCGCTCCAGCACGACGTCGGTGCCGTCATCAATCTCGCCCGCCCCGGTGCCGTCGATGGTGATTGTCCAGTCGGGATCGACATCGGACTCCCACGACTGCCAGCCGGTGCGCGTGTAGGCTCCGACCTGCACGGTGGTGTCGTCGCAGACCAACTCGGCAGGGCGCTTCGGCCATGTGTCGGCGCTGCCTTCGTAGGTGGTCGCGATCGTGAATGGAGTCCCGCCGTTGTAGGTGGTCTCGCCGTAGGCAGTCGCGTTGAAGGTTCCATACGGTGCGACGGTGGTGGTTGCTGCCATCGTCGCGACAACGTCGGTGTCATCCTCGATGTCAGCATCGCCAGTGCCAGGGTCGAAGGTCATCGTGAATCCGCCGCTCGTCCAGACATCCGGCTCCGACGACTTGAAGAACCCATCAGGGACCAGCGTGCCGAGCACGGTAGATGTGGCTTTGACGTTCGTCCCGCTGCCTCCATGAAATCCGCCGAGGCCACGGGAAGCGGTCATCAGCGCGAGCGTCGGGTCTTGCAGCGCGACAGCGTTCGTCGATCCGCCGGTAGTGAAGTAGGCGGTCGTGCCGTTCAGCGCGATGACGATCCCGCCCTGCATGTAGAGGTTCCCGAACTCATCGACGGCGGCTGAAAATGGGGCGGCTGTCATCGTCAGTTGATCGTGATGTTGGTCTGCGGGGTCTGCCTCACTTTGCCGCCGAGGACACCGAACGCGAAGCGGGCCGGTGCGCCGATCTCGATGTCGAGCGACTGGCCGGCGAGGTCGTAGGTGACGGCGCGAGGTAGAGCGTCGGCGGTTGCGAGGCTGGTTTGAGCGCCCGAGATTCGGAACTTGTATTGCAGGAAGTTCGTCAACCCGCCGAGGCTGTTGACGATGATCCGAATCGAGCCTTCGTAGGGGTCGAAGTTCTGCGCAGAAAGCAGATTGGAAGCGAGTCCGGTCGGAGGCGCGAGGTATTCGTAGTCCTGAACCTTGTAGATCGTCTGCGGAGAGGAATACGTCGAGGTGGTCAGGATGGCATCCACCTCGAAGTCGAGGTAGAGGAAGTCGATGTCAGTTGAATCCGCCTTGCCGACTACTGCCTTTGATGTCCCGGAGAAATACAGGATCGGGCTTTGCCGGGTCCACGGGAACGCCTGTGACCATAGCGGCTCAACTGCTGCCGCCACCGGCACCGAGTTGAACGTCGCCTTGGTTGTGATCACCTGCACGCGGTAGAGACGGCCAGTGATTTTTACCCTCTGGGCGTTGGCGTAAACTCTCGTCGCCCAGTCTGGGGTGTCGGCCAGGATCACGAGGTTCTTGCCCGTGAATGACGAAATGATCGTTCCGGTCTCGGCATCACGAACCTGATACGCAGGCTGCTGAATGCTCTGATGACTGGTGACGCTGTCCACCGGCTGCCGGTTGAAATACCAAAGGGATTCGCCATTCGCGAGCGTCACGTCGGTCGTTCCCTCGCGTGGAGAGTTCGAGAAATTCTTCCGGCTCTCTGCCACCTGCGGGATCAAAGCGATGATCGCGTTGCGGATGTTCGTCGAGGTGTTGAGCGGCTTGGTCTGCGCAATGAACGTCTGGTAGTCGTCAGGCGGAAGGAACGTGTCGAGTTCCTTGCCCGACAGCCCGATGGTCTGGATCCTTCCGGTCACGGCTGATCCTGCTGCCTGCTCGGCGAACTCCGGGCGACCGTCAGCCGCAGGAGATGTGCGGCGGCGGGTGTATTTGATCACCACTTGCGACGGCTTCAGGTCGGGCCGGCCGGTCAGGTCGAAGTCAACGAGCTGAGGCGATCCGACAGCGAGCGTCACCGGCGACATCCCGGTTCGGCGGGACAAGTTGAAGGACGGTGTCCCGCTGCCGCTGTAGTCCCACCAGCCGACGCAGTCCGGCACCCACCGCATGAGTTCCGCGAGGACATCCGCGCAGGTCATCATGCTGAGTTGCAGCTTCGGGATCGTGAAGGTCGTGGCGATCGTGCCGATAATCATCGGCGCTCCGAGCGCGATGGCCCGATTGAGCAGCGCCTCGATGTTCGCCTTCACCGTGGATTCGTTGAAGACGATGGTCGGGCGGTCGTCCGTGTTGGTTCCGCTGGAAACGCTGCTGGTGATGTCGATCTTCTGGAGGAACTGCCACGGGCCTTCAGCAACCACCTGCACGCCGTAGTTCGTGACGCGGGCCTGCGTAACCCATCCTCGAAACTGGCGACTGGCCGGGACTCCTCCAGCTGCCGGGATCCACAGCTCCACCCGCTGCCCGACATCAGGAATGATCGAGTCGCCGGCGTCGAGATCTTCGGTGCGGCAGGTCCATTGAAGGACATCCGGCCCGAGGTTCTCAAACCGCAGCGTCGCGTTCACCGCCTTCAGATCGCTGCCGAGCGCGTGGTCCGATGCGTCGAGCGTCTTGCCCGATTCTCCCTTGATGACGTATTCGAATGACATGGTCAGTTGCCGGATCGGATCCGGGATTGAATCGCTTCAAACTGCAAAGCCTGCTGCTGCAATCGCTGAGTCATCAGCTTCTGATTTTCGAGTGCTGCATTGTTGGCTCTTTCTAGCTCCTTGAAACTCGCCCGAATCTCAGCATCAGCGGCGTCTCTGCTGCTCTTGACCTGCTGGATCGCGGTGGCCACGGCCTGCATCTCCTCGGGAGTTACCACGCCATCCTTCAACGCATCGGTAAGGATCTTCAGTGCTTCCTTGCCGCCGGCTGACAGCGTCTTGCCCTGCTCTGCTGCTTCAGTTTCCAGCGTTGTCTTCGCTGCTTCAGCCGCTTCGGTTAATGATGTCTTCGCTGATGCAACGACTTCGGATTGCTGCGTGACGGCTTCCGATGCAATCGCTGCCTTCGCCGCTTCAGCTTCGGTGCGCACGGTCTCCACCTCTGCGATGGAATCAGCCACGGCATCCTGCGCTTCCTGCGCTGCCGTGCTTAGTGCTTCGATTTCATCCCGAGTTCCAGTCTGGCCCTGTGCCAAGGCAGAAACAGCCGCTTCATAAGATCGCTGCGCCGCCTGCAACTTCTGCTCGGCATCAAGAACCCGTTGGTCTTGCGATGCTCCTGCCGCTGCTCCTTGACGGCTTGCAGCAGCAGCAGCAACAGCCGCAGGATCGGCACCGTTCGCAATGGCAATCGCATCAGCAGATTTTGCGCGAGCCTCTTCCAAATCCGCGAGCGACTTCACGACTCGCATCTGCCGTTCATAGGCGCCGGTCTGCGCGTCAATGGCTGATTTTTCAGCCGCGAGGTAATTACTGACCCGCTTGCTGCTTGCCTCGGCCAGCAACTTGTCGCGCTTTGCAATGGTCTCTTGATACAGTGACTCCTGCCGGATCACTTCCAACTGGCTTTCTTTCAGCCCAAGAAGGTCGGCCTTGTAGTCCGTGAAGGCATCGGCCACGTAGTCGAACGGGCTGGTCAGGAAATCAGCGAACTCCAGTCCGATGCTCTCGAAGCCGCGCAGCTCCACGCCCAGCTCCTTGTATTGGCGGATCACGTCCACCGTCAGTGCCGCCACCTGTCTGGCGCTCGCTGCCAGCGCTGCACCTGCTGCCAGCCGCAGACGCGTGCTATCCTGCGCCGCCTGCTGAGCTTCCTTTTCGGCAGCCAGCTCTTTCACCTGCTGTTCCACCCGGCGCTCGCTTGCCTTCTTCTGGGCTGCGGCGAGGTCTTCCTGTTGCTGCTCGATGCTTCCAATTGCCGCGACCGTTTCCTTTGCTCCGGTCGTGTCGGCCGTGGTCGAGATCTGGATGTTGACCTTCTTCGATGCCATCTTTTAGGGAGAGGTGATGCGGCCGGAAATGCTAACGGAAAGCCGAACCGTCGCGCCTTGATGCGCTGCGGACACAATGGCCTCCGCGTCGTAGATGGTCAATGACGGGGTGATCGTGGTGCCAGCAGTGAAGACAGGCGTGCCGGTGGCCGGCGAGACTGGAGTCCATACAGCGGCGAGGTCGGGTGTGGCGACGTTGGAGGATGACTCCCAGATGCTGATCGCCAGCGGGGAAAGCACATCCACGCGGATTAGCAGCCATTTCAACGCGCCGGAATCCCAGCTGATGTATGAATAGCCCACCGCGCCGTATATCCCTTTCTCGTAGACCGGCTTGCCATTGAAGATCTCGCGGAACGTGTAAGTGCCGCCCGCCGCAGGCGACAACGTCCCGGTCACCACCATAGTCGGCACCTCCTGCCCGATGACCGCGGTTGCACTCGTCTGGTTGATCAGGTCGGACGGCAGCCCGAGGATGTAGGCCTGCGCGAGTGCCAGGCTTGCGAACGTCTGCGACGAATCGAACGACACCGAGATCGAAGCGCCAGGGCGGGCGTATTGCCGCGCCTCGTTGACGCCGATGTAGGCCACCCGCTCGAACGACGGCTGCACGTCGATCCGCAGGCCGGAGGTCTCGGATGTGCGCCCGAGACCGCCGGCTAACTCCACCACGGTCGCGCCGATGGTCAGGTTGCAGATCATGGGGCGGCGACAGCGGCGACCGTGAAGAGATCAACCGGAGCGCCAGTGTTGAAGGTGCGCTTTGCGGCGAGCGTGACCTGCCCGAGCCGGTTGTCAGTCGGCGAGAACCGGTTCTGGAGGTCGAGCAACTGCACGGCTGCGCAGTCGAAGTTCAGGCCGCCCACGGTTGCTGTCGAGATGTCGAGAGTGGACGATGCCAACTCTTCGCCGGCGTCGAGCGATCCGAAGAACGTGTCGAAGCTGGTCTTCGAGATCCCGGTCGGAATGAAGGTGATCGTCGCGCCGAGGTTCTGGAGGCTCATGTCCACCGTGCCGATGCCGTCCACGCTGATCGGATTCAAGCCAAGCTCGAAGGCGATCTCGAACCCGCCTTCTGAGAAGAACGGGCCGATGGATCCGCCGAGGGTCGCCCGGTATGGTGCCGTGATCAGCTTCGTGGCGTCGAACGCTGCGCCGATCGGGTTGCCGCCGGCCACCGAGTAGTAATCGGCCAAGGTCGCCGGATCGCCGCCGATGTCGAGCAGTCCGGTGAACTGGACGCTGCCGAAGGCGGTGTTGTTCGCGCTGCACCTGATGCTCGGCATCTGCGTGATCGCTGCGTTGTTGACGGTGTAGGTGCCATCGGTTGCGACGATGACGAGCGGCTTGTCAGTGCCTCCGTAGATGCCTGCGCCCATTGCGGTGTTGCCGTAGGGAAACAGCACGGTGAGGTGCTCGATCTCGCCGATCGGCTCAAACTCGACGACGATCTGGAGGTCGGTCTTCGCCTTGCCGACGACGCCGTAAGCGTCGGTTTCCTTGTCGAAGGTCGCGTTGGTCAAGGTCAGCGCGACGCCGCCCTTGCTGTAGAATGTCGCGCCGTCGTAGGTGATTTTGCACGGGCCGCGAACGATAGTGGTTCTGTCGAAGGTGGGCATAATTTATCGGGTTGGAATGGAGTTGGAAAGTCCGATGGGGATCGTGAATTGCAGAGCCTGCTGGAGCATCGAGTCGTTGGCCTGCTGGCTCATACCGGCGAAGAGCAGCACGCCACCAGACAGCGGGGCGTCGTCACGGTCGGCAGGCTGGAGATGGTGGAGCAGCCGGGAGACGGCTTCCGCGATCTCTGTGCATGACGGGCCGGGGCGGGCCTTGGATCGCCAGATGCTCGGGATCTCCGACACGGTCACCTGGAACGTGGCAGTCGTCAGGTAGGGGCCGGGCGTGTTGTCGGTGTCGGTCTCGCCGGATGCGAAGTTCACCATCACGAAAGCGCCGGCCTTCTGCGCCGCGTTGACGATCTCGTTCTCGATGTTCTTCTGGTCCTCCACGAGGACAGGGATCACCGGCACCGTGCGGAAATACTCGGAGTCGCGGAGGTGTTCCGCGATGCTCTCGACGATCTGGCGGATGAGGGATGCCATGTTCAGGGTGACTCGGCGAAGTCCATGAGCGGCCGGCCAGAGTAGCGGAACGATGCGCCGGATGCGGTAGCGAACGATGTGGCTCCGGTGTCGTCGGCGTCGGCGTTGTTGTTCGCGAGGTCGTCGAGGAAATTCTCGGCGGCCTCCACGGCGAGCTTCCGGTCATCGCCGTTGAACTCGGCGAGCGACGGGAAGGCGTCGGTCAGCAGCCGGCGGGCGATGGCGTAGGCGTGCCGCTGCGCTCCTGGCGGAATGAACAGCCCGGTGTTCACGAGCGGCCCGAGGCCACGCTTGCGGCGGCCGGAGTTGATGCGGGAGACAAACTCCGCAGCGACTTGAGACAGCACCTCTGCGAGTTTCGCGTCAGGCGTCGGCGACTCTTCGACCAGCCGGTCGAGTTCGTCGTTGCCGAGGCGGTCGCGGAAGGAATCAACGGTGAGTGCAATCCAAGCCATGGGTCAGAAAAGGAAAAGCGGCCCGCCCGCATGACCGGCGGGCCGCTGTGAAGTGGTTCGATCAGAACAGGAGCTTGGCCACCATGCTGCCGGTCACGGTGCCAGCGGTCGCGGTCATCGTCTGCGCGATGCGGACATACCGGCGGGTGTTGGCAGGAACGCGGAAGCGGACGGTCTTCGCCACGATGCCAGATCCGTCAGCGGTCTGGGTGGTCGAGATCGCCGGGTCGACAGCGAGCCAGTTCGTGCCGTCTGCGCTGTCTTGCAGCGCGTAGGTGACGACCTTTGTGGAGGTGATGCCGGCGGCAGTCGGAGCGGCGAGTTCAAAAACCACTGCCCCGATGTCGCCACCCACGGCCTGTTCAAGGTCGAAGGATGCAGTGTTGGCACCCGCTTGCGCGATTGCCACCGTCGAGGTGAAGTTGAGGTCTTGCTGGTTGCGATTGAATTCGAAGGCCATAATGGTGATTAGCTGAGGGTTTCGGTGTCCGAGATGGAGTCGGTGATGATGATCGGGATGCCGAACGACTCGGTTGGAACACCTGGAAGGATGCCGGTGAAGGCCTCCTGCTTGGTGCTGGCGGTCATCGTGCGGCTGATTTGCAGCTGGTAGGCCGAGCGGCGGGACATGAGCAGGTGAGTCGGGCGCTCGCCGACCGGGAACTTGCTCAGGAGTTCGGCGATCTTCGCGTCGGTGAGACGTGCGCCGGCTTCTGCCGCGGTGATGTCCTTCAAGCGGCCCACGGCGTATTTGTTGACGCACTGGAAGCCGATCCACGCGGTCAGGTCGCTAATGAAGGCAGCGTAACGCTTGGAGTTGGCATCGACTGCGTCGCCTTCCCGGAAGGCCGAGAGGTCGAACGTGGTGCCGTTGCCGTAGACGTATTGGACGCCGGTGACTCCAGCCTTGATGGCGTAGACGGACGAGCCGGTGCCTACGGTGGTGCCGCCGGCATCGACGACAAGCTCGGTGCCGAAGCTGGTCACCATCTCTTGCAGTCCGAAGAAGCCCTTGGCTCCTGCGGCGGTGCCGTAGATCGTCTGCGAGCCGACAGTCGAGAGCGCGGCGCGCATGACGCCGGCGGCTTCGATGGCCTGGATGGCTTCAGGCCCGTCTTCGTAGCCACGGGCGACTGCCTTGTCCACCTCCACGCGAGCGGAGAGGATGAAGCACTCGACGAGGCGCTCGGTGAAGTTCGACTTGGTGGCGTCCGTGCCTTCGTTGGCAGCGCGGAACCCGACAGCGGGACGGCTGTTGCGGATGACTGTCTTGTAGCTCGTGCCACGAATGGTCCGGGCCGGGATGATCGTCACTTCCGGCGAAGCGGTTGCGACTTCCTCGATCAGGCCGACGATCGGGTCGGCGCCGTTCAGCTTGGCGAGGTCAAGCAGGGTCAAGTTGTTGGGCATGGGATGTTAGGATTGGGATTGAGCTTTGAAGGCGGCTTCCACGCGGGCGAGGCCGGTGAGAACTGGGCCTTGGGGCGGTTCTTCGGAACGGCCTGCGAGGACCGTCTTGCCCGAGAGAGCTTGGTTGACGGGAATGGCATTGAGCGCCTTGATCGCGTCGGGATTGCTGGTGATCGACGAGCGCCAGAATGCCTTCGTCGCTTCGTCCTGTGGGGCGATGCGGCCGGCCTTGATGGCTTCGTCGATGGCAGCGTCGGCAGATGCCGAGGCCTTCATCGCGAGTTCGTCCTTGAGCGACTTGTTCGCGGCTTCGAGTTCGTCGTAGCGCAGCTTGATGTCGGCCAGTTCATCCTCTGCGGATTTCTTGGCGACGTTGGCGGCTTCGACGGTTTCGACCTGCGCGGCGGATTCCCGAAGGGAGGCGAGCGCGGCCTTGGCGGTTTCGAGAGCTTGATCGGGCGCGCAAGACGCCTCCACAAGTCCCAATTCGATCAGATGATCCATGGTATTTGATTGAGGTTGATGGGATGCGGCGATGCGCGGGATCTCCTCGAATGCCGGGTCATTGACCAGGCTGCCGATCTCCCCGCGACCGGTGAGTCCGGTGGGGATGCCGTCTTTGGAAACGAGGAAGGTTGGGGAAAAATACGAGTAGTCGCGGCCTTCGATGGCGGCGCGGCCGGCGCTGGTCCAATCGACATCGAGCATCAGTCCGACGCCGGCTTCGTAGCGGAAGCCCTGCGGGATGAACGACGCGGCACCAGGCTTGTGATCGAACCCGGCGAATGGCCGGACGTTCGACTCCATCCGCTTCGCCAGATCCTCGGCGAATCCAGCCAGAACCCGCTCGTCAACGGTGACGGTCAGCGTCTTCGGTTTGCCGCCGACGCTCGCGGTGATCGTGTGAGTCCCCTCGGGGAGGAACACGATTGATCCGGCTTCGGAAAGCTCGGACTGGAACGCGGAGTTGACTGTGAGGCCCGTCATCTGCCGAATCCTTAGTAAATTGCTCAGGATAGTCAACATTCGAATTTTAGGCTCCCTCGAACGACTGGATGAGGCTGTCGAGCGCCTCGTTTACGAAAGCGTCAAGGTAGGATGCCTCGGGCGGCAAAGCACCCGGCCACGGGCGTTGCGTGATGCTCTTCTTAAGCGCGTAGGCGGCCTTTACGTCTGCGGTCTGCTCGTCCACATACATGAGCATTCCTCTCGCTTGGAACAGCGGCGCGATCGTGCGGGCGAACGTCTTCGCGTCCAGCCCGTGCGCCTTCGGATCGACCGGGATCGTGAGGAACTTCTTGCGCTTCGCTCGGATCGTCCCGCCGGTGACTTTGTGCGCGAGGCCGACAGTCCCGTTGACGAAAGACGCCGTGTAACTGTTCGTCTGCTTCATCGACCATCCGGTTTCCGTGGATCGCCACCACTGCGTCACCTTCCGGCCCGGTCCATGCGTCGGCAGTGACGGGTTGACCCAGAACGGGCGGCCCTTGGTGCGGTAGTAACCCTTGATGACGTTAAGCGCGGCGATGCCTCCATCGGCCACAGCCTGCCTTCGCTGTGCCGGTGCCGAGAGTTTGATCGCCGCCAGCTTCGCCTCCTGCGCGCCGGTGATCGCCACGTTGACGTTCAGGCTAGACATTGCGCTCGATCCCTCGGATAACAGCCTCGCCGATCTCCGCTTCCAGAGCGTCGGCCAGTGCCTTTTGGTTGAGCATCGAGAACATGCGCGGGACGCCGGCCACGGCCTCATCGACCAGCGCCATGAACGCGCCCGGAGTCATCGTCTGGCTCTGCTCGATCAAGTCGCCGAGCAGCTCGTCCATCGGGGCGAGCCATTCGGCTGCGAGGTCACGCATGTCCTGCTTGGTCATTCTTGCTCGATGAGTTTCATCTTGGACTTCGCCCAGCGGTAGCCGGCGTCGCCGCCCCAGCCGTGCCATGCCTGCCAGCCTTTGCCCTTCGCCGGCCACGTCTCGCCGCTCTTGTCCACCTCGTGACGAGCGAAGAACGAGACCATGCGCTGCACGGTGTCGGGCGTCAGGTTGGCCCGGTTCGCGATGTCGCGGGCGCGGGCGATCCCGACAGCGGTCATGCCTCGCTCGCTGGCGGGTTTCGTGCGGCGGATATCGAGCGCCTCCTGCGCGTTCGCTGCCATCTCGGCGGTCGGTCGCAGGTCGATCTCGTCGAGCCTGGCGGCCGCGAGTGGGTCGAGTTCGTCGATCAGGTCGTCCTCCATGTCATCCTCGCCAAAGATCGACTCACCGTCCACCGGCTCCGGGATCTCCAGCTCTTCATAGACCCATTTCGCAGGCATCTTAACGCCGGTTTCGACGAGGATCTTGAACCGCTCGGCGGCAGCCTTGGCGTCCTTCACGCGAGGAATGACGATCTCGGCGTATGGCATATCCTCGGCGGGGACATTGCCGAAGTTGAGTCGCACGATGGCCGGGATCAACTGCTCGGTGATGATCGCAGCCGTCCACGACGCGACGGATTGAAGCACCTCGGTGCGGATCCCGTCATGCACTTCGCCGAGCGCGCGCGAGCCGGTGCCGGTGTTGTCGGTCGTGAGCGTCTGACCGAGTAGCAGGATGTCGCAGGCGCGATCCGCCACGTCCATCAGGTGCGACTGCGGCATGGAGTCGGCTGCACCGCTCACGCCTTCGAGGATGTTGAGCTTCACGCCGGGACCGGTGACGGCCGATCCGGTGCTGCCGACGTTTTCGAGCATGGCCTCAGCCGCGTCCATCGCGCCCTCGCTGCCGTCAGTCTCGACGTGCCTCCACGGGACGCCGAAGAGCTGGGCATACTGCATCAGCCATCCGAGGCCGTAGACGCTGGCGAGCCAGTATTTCGTCAGCGTTCGCAGGTTCGCAGCGTGGATCGGGTGAGTGCCGCCTTGCGACCAGACGGCGATCAGGAAGCGATCCGGCGGGAAGTCTTCGAGCGGGCTGTTGTTCGCTCCACCTGGCGCAACCATGAGCCGGTCGATCTCGTTCCCTGCGGATGGATACGCGAGATACTTCGCCGGCACCGGCGCGTAGCAGCGAGGTGAGACGATCCCGTTCTGCACGTGCCACGCGATCTCCAGCACGCTGATGCCCTTGGCGTAGGCGTCGATGAGGGCGCGGATCCCGCCTTCCATGTCGAGTTCCCAGTAGCCTGGGCGCGGAGCAAATGACTCCATTGCTCGCTCGACGGTCTCGTAGATGCGTAGCGACTGCGGCGTCGGTTCCTCGGCATCCTCGCGGACAGCCGGCTTGATCTCGATCTCCAGCCGGGCGACGGCGCCGCTGACCTCGTTGAGCGCCTTGCGCAGCCGAGGCCATGTGTCGAGCATCAGCCGGAAGAGCCGGTCCTGATCCTCCAGCTTGCCGGTGCGGACGTTGCGCAGGATCGTGCGGACCTGCTCAGGGGTGACGTTCGACAGGTCGAAGTCGTTCGTGCGATATTGCGCCGGCACCGGCCAGACAACGCCTTTTCGTTCGTCGATGGTCATTCTTGAGCATCCTTAGCAACTTGCTAAGGATTTGGCAAGGGTAGGGATTTACAGCCGAACGTCGGAATTTTGTTGCACTTCCGCAACAATGGAGCATGTTCAGCGCGTCAACCGACACCACCAACCGATGAGCCAACCATTCACCACCCTCGACGAAGTGAAGCAAGCAGTCCGGAACGGCCAGGTCGTTCACTGGACGAATGCGGGTTACACCGTCAAGATCGACCGCGACGGCGATTTCATCGTGCGGTGCTTCAACGGCAGCGCGTCCATCCTGCGCAAGCACAACCCTAGCGACTTCTTCACAACGTGAAGCACCTCGACCTTTGCAGCGGAATCGGAGGCTTTGCATTAGCCGCTAGAATGAACGGAATCGAAACCGTGGCGTTCGCGGAACCCGATCCGTTTTGCTGCGCCGTTCTCGAAAAGAACTTCCCCGGAATCGTAAACTATGGACACCTCGAAAACATCTACGTCGATACAGGGGACTATGTTCGATGCGAATGCTGCGACAACTACTGGTGCGAAAGGCACGAAGCGCACCTCGGTGAATGCCCGTGCGTCACGGAAGGAATGTGGGGAGTCGAAGACGAAACAGATTGGCCAGACCTCATTACTGCTGGATGGCCATGCCAGCCATTTAGTCACGCCGGGAAGCGCAGAGGCTCGAAAGATGACCGTCACCTCTGGCCGCAGGTGCTTCGAATTGTTGAAGCTCTCAGGCCCAAGTTTTTCCTGGGCGAGAACGTGGCTGGAATCGTCAGCATGGAACTCGACAAGGTGCTTTCTGACTTGGAGGGCATCGGTTACTCCTGCCAGGCGTTTGATATTCCGGCTAGTGGAGTCGGAGCCATTCACAAGCGACATCGGATATGGGTGGTTGCCCACTCCAACAAAGAACGAGGACGCGGCAGGGAGTCCGAATGGGACGATGCAGGTCATGCTGTCGAACCACCCTTGGATCAGGGAGAATGGTGGCTTGCTCTCCCCAGAGTGGACCGAGATTGCAATGGGCTATCCGGCAGGATGGACCGCATTGGCGCGATCGGAAACGCCATCGTCCCGCAAATTGCAGCCAGGTTCATGAGTGGCTTTCTGATGATGGATCAGGGCGCTTGCTCGCCGGTGATCACATCGCATTGAACCCCCGCACCGCCCGAGTCGCCATCGGATTCCGCTGCGTCCTGATCGCCGACTTCTCCGACATCCGGCCGGAGTGGTGAGCGCCCAGCGCGATGCACGCCAGTAGCGCGTCGGCGCGGTCGGGCGACTTCAGGCCCGCCTTCCGCATCTTCTCCTTGTCCTCGATGCGCAGCTTGCCGGTGGCGTTCCATTCGCTCTTGCGCGTTGTGATCTGCTCGAACGTCAGCCGGTCGAGTTCGCCGAGGTTGATCTCGCCTCGATGGATCGCAAGCGTGGCGGTGTGCCACACCTCGCCGATCAGGTTGGCATACTCGTCGCTGTCTTTCGCGGCCTGCCCGCCGTGGAACCGGTTGATGTGCCAGCCCTCCTCGGCCATCTGGCAGACGAACCCTGTGCCGAGGCCGTCAGCATCGCCGAAGATCTGGCCGGGTGTGAGCTTCTCCTCCTCAAAGAGCCGGATAAACTGCCTCGCGGCCTGCACGGTGTCCCGCTCCTGCCATGCTTTGACGATCCGGGCCGAGTTGCCACGGCGGATCGCCAGCACGTTCTCGTCCCGGCCGGCGGCGAAGTCGCAGAACGCCACCACCTCGCCGGACTCGTCGGCCTTCGGCTGCCGGTCGAGGGAGGCGGTCAGCTTTGCCGGCGACAGAACCATCAGCTCGTCGTCGGCCGTGAACTCGGCAAGGTGCTTCGATCGGAACAGTGGATGATCCTCGCCGTATTTGATGCGGTCGAGATCGCGCCGCTCGTCCGGGATGTGCGGGCATTCCGTGGACGGAACCCGGCGCGTCCAGTAAAGGCTGCGGTCCTTGTGGTGCGAGTCGTAGAACTGGCCACGTGGTGCGCCAGGTGACGACACCCACAGTTGCATGACGCGAGTGCATCGGTCGAACGCCTCGAAGATCTGGTCCGGCACCGTCTTGGCCTCGTCCACGATGAGGAACAGCGGCGCGTCAGGCTCGCCGTGCCATCCCTCGGCGCGGCCGGCGTCGTCGGTTGAGAAGCCGAGCGCGAAGCCACCTTCAGGCGTGCGCAGCTCGTCGCTGAGGAACGTCCACGATGGGAACTTGTCGCGGTGCTTGCGGATCGCCGGCCAGAGCTGGTTGCTCAGCTGCCGGAACGATCCCGAGGTGAACACCACCTTGCCCTTCGGCCACTGGTCAAGGAACCAGATGACGAGCGGAGCGACGAGCCGGTCAGTCTTGCCGGATCCGTTCGCCGCCACGACGGACGAGAACTGGCCGAGCGCCACCGACTCCATCGCCTCGATCTGCCAGACGTAGGGAATGATGCCGAGCTTGCGGACGCAGAACTGGGTCGGGGTCATGGCTCGCGGGCCTTGGCCTTGAGATCTTGATACTCGCACCACCACATAATGGCCGTCTCGTCGAACGTCTTTAGCTCGGCTTCCAGTCGCTTCGCTTCGTGCTTCCAGACGGCTAGCTCGGCATTCATCCGCTCGGCATGGTAGCACAGCGCGTCCAGAGCTTCACCAGTCGTCTGCGGATACGGCATCGGCTGGTCGCCACCTCGACGCCATGCCTGAAACTCGCGGACGACTTGGATTGCTTCAGCAAGTTCCATTGCGCGCCTCCTTCCATGAGGTAAAGGACTCGGCCACTTCTTGCGTCGTGATGGCTCCGGTGGTTGCATAGTCGCCCTGCACGTTGGCTAGAGTCCCTGCCAGCCTGTCCGCAAGCGCCCGCTCGGCGGCAAGCTCTTCCCGAAGCGTGCCAACCTCGCGGTCGATCATCTCGCGCCACTCGGTTAGCTCGGCAAGGTCGCGCTCTAGCTCTGCAATGCGGTCAACGCGTGGCGCGTCGCAGTCCTCGCACGCTTTCTGAGCGGCGCGGAATGTCTGGTTTTCGCGCTCAAGCTGGCGGGCCAAGTTGGTCATCTCTGCGATGTATGCAACACTGCCAAGTCCTCGGTGCGCTATTGCGTCGGTGCGCGGTGTCGGTGTCGGTGTCATAATTCCCTGCTTGATCATGAAGTCGTTGAAGTCGCTCCCTCGGTGGATGTTCATGAGATTCGCCTCACGCGGTCCTGCGCGTCTTGGATGACTCGGGCGAGGGCTTGCTCTTGCTCGTCGGTCAGCTGCAAGGCTGGCGCGACCGTCACCGGCCCACCGTTCGGCCCGCTGATCTCCTGCGCCATGCGCTCGCCGTAGCGTTTCGGATCCCACTTGGCGAGGAGCTTCAGTCGGGTTTCGATCTGGAGCTTCCGATGGCCGAGCATGTCGGATCGCTTCACCTGCATCCCGTCTTCGCTCTCGGTGATCTCCTCGCCGATGATTGGCGTGTCGGCGATCCGCAGGGCGTCGAGGGCGATCTTGTCGAAGCCTCGATCTCGCGCCCGCGCGATGGCATCGGAAACCTGAGAGTCCGCGCTCATCCAGTCCCTCACGGTGTTGTCGCTCGGCATTGCCGCAGGCGAGCAGATGACGGTCAGCGGCGTGCCTTCGCTCAGTCCGTCCACGATGCGCTTCAGCACGGCGGGCGTCAGCTTCGACGGCCGGCCGGGTCGCTTCTTGGCGGCTTTCTTTGCTCGCTTCATGAGATCGCTTTTGAAGGCACCGTCTCGGGAGGTTGCTCGGCCGAGTAGGTGATTTCTGGAAGTATTGAGGCAGTAAATCCGATGGACCCGAGAGCGTCAACAATCTGATCCGATGCCGGAACGTGCTGAGTCAGGATTCGCTTCAGAGCTTCGTTGATCTCGGACTCCAGTGAATTCCCCTGATCGCCGCCAGTCACTATCACGGAGCGGCTCGATCCCTCATAAAGGTATGAGACGCCGAGGATTTCGAACTCCACGATCTGAAAGTCTGGGCTGATGTCACTCATAGCTGCTGCAGGGTTTTGATGACGAACTCGAAGAACTCGGGGTCCGACTGGTAGAATTCAGCAGGGTTTCGGTCGAGCCTCTCAATTCCCATCGTGAGGATTTCTGTCGCGTCTGGGTAGATCTTGCCGGTGTAGACGCGTCCGCCAAGTTCTTCCCACTTGTCCTTGTAGGCTTTCTCGTCGCGTCCGTAATTTGCGCCAGTGAGGCTCTTCAACGATCTGGGTTTTTCTCCTGCCGCTCTCTTCTTTAGGAAGTCCATCGAAGCTTGCAGAACGCTAGTGTTCTGCATTTCTGTGATATGAGTGATTTCATGCGCGACAGTTGACGATCCGCTAGCGGTTTCGTTAATAAAAATAGACTTTAACAGAGCGTAAGCCCTTTGGCTGCTTGTTTTGTTTGCGATTACCTTTGGTAGGATTGCCTTTGCCGTGTATCGCTCTACGATTTCGATACCAAAAACCATGTTAGCATTATACCTAAGGTCAGCATCATTATAAGTAATATCAATCTTACCTCTTTCGCTTTGAGGTATACTTACGACTTCGCGCAATTTTTCAATATACCGAAAAGGGTTTGAATCAATAGCAAACAGATCATCAATGGCTTTATTTTTTCTCTGCCGTATCTCGTTTAATTCAGCGTCAGATAGGCCTTTAGCATAGGCGTCCGCTAATTCAGTTTGAATCTTGTCTCTGCGGGCTTCAGCCTCCTTGTAAGCGTCCACCACCGCCTTGTTCTTTGCGATTTCAGCGTCGAGCTGCTGCTTGACGGTGTCGAATGTCCTGCCTTGAGGTTTCGCCGGGATTGGTTCAAAGTTGCCCGCCCGCGCCCTCTTCAACGCATCCAACGTCACCTTGCCGTCAGGCGTCAGCGCCTGCGGCCCAAATCGCGCTGTGACGGCCGCCACGGCCTCCCGGCGCAGGTCAGGCGGCAGATCGTCCACGGTGGCCTCCACGCCGCTGTTGAGGCGGGCAGGAAGGGAGACACCGAACCGGGTCAGGTCGGGCGGCACCAGCACCTCGCCGGGTCGGACCAGCCCGAGCTTCTCGGCCTCGGCGCGGCCGACTGGCTCCTGCACCATGTAGCTGTTGAACCCGAATGGTCCCCACGGCACGTCGAAGCCACCGATGTCGGCGGCGTTCTGGAACAGCCAGTAGGCGAAGTCGTCGTATCGCCGGACCTCGCCCTCGGCAGCGACGTGGCGGTCGCGGAACGTCACGGCACCCGGCCGGCGGAAGAACCGGGCGGCAGGCCACCGGTTGAGCGTGCGCGGGTCGGTGACGCGCATCGACCAGTCCGCGAACGTCTGGGCCTGCTCGGTGTTCGTCGTGAAGATCAGCTGGAGGCGGGCGTTCGAGACGACGTTGTCGATCCGGGTGTTTTTGAAATCGGCCGGCGTGGCAAGTCCTTCCGACACGAGGAGCGTCGCAGCGCGGGATCGGAACTCGGCCAGGCCGTTGACCTTGTAGACGGTCTCCTGCGCGCCGGTGGTCGGGTTGGTGACGGTCTCGGTCGTCCCGGCCTGCCAGTCCAGCAGCATGTTGCGCATCCGGTTGAGAACTTTCGCGCTGGTGATCGTCGCGGAGAAAAACGAACGCTGCCGGATCGCCGGCGCGACGGCCTGCCAGTCTGCCGACTTGAACGACGACGGCGCCGCCTTGCGTCGGAGCAAAGCGCGGAGTGCGTCGAGGAAGGCGGTCATGGCTGGCGGTGGTTGGCAGGCTTCCCAGTTGTCGCACCCGGCCTGCGGCGAGTGGCTATGAATCCGTGAAGGAGCCCTCTGGCGGCACTGTGGAATGGCCGTGGATCCGTCGGGAACTGATGGGAGGTTGGAGCGGAGCCTCCACGGAATCAAGCTGGAAATGGGAGGGCGCAAAATTTGAAAAATCGGGAAGAATCAACACTCGCAAGGTGTTCCTTCATGACGATTTCGATTTTGGCTTCTAGATGCCTCCTGAGCGTTTTTCGATGGCGTTTTGGCACTGTGTCCATGAATGCCCTGATGGACGCGCCACAGGTGCCTTCTCGCGCTTGGAAATGCCCACTGGCGAAATTCTCAGATTGCAGCCAGACCATTTGATCGGAAATTCACCCTTGGCGCAATCGCAACGCAGGTTGCGGCCTGTAACAATCAATCGTTGGCGCCTAACCCATTGAAAATTAGAGCTGACCCTCGCGACAACAACAACAACAACAAAATTAAAAGATTAGTTAGTAGTAAGGGCTGCTTCTCATGGGATCTTTGGCTGAAATTCTCTGAATGGCTATTTAGGGATCTCTGGCGAAATTCTGTTACCTGTTGTCAGTATTGATTTTCAGCGACTTAGCTTCCAACCGACAACAAATTCCGGCAACTTCCTAGGCTCTCCACGGGATCTCGGCTGGAAAATCCCGCTTCCGATCCCGAAACATTTCGGCGGATCTCAAATCTGGATTGCGGAGAAATTTCCCGTGTAGGTAATCCCCGACGTGCACTGATGTTGCCAAAAATCGGCGGATTTCGACAGGTGGATCTCGATTGCTGGCGCGGTTGCAGAGACGTTGAATTTCGGCGCAGAAACCCGGTATTTTTGAAAGATCGTCAGCCGTTGGGTGGCATCGAATAAAAAGCCCGCCCTCCCCGAAGGAAAGGCGGGCCGCATCGAGCCACTCGGATCAGAACGGGATGTCATCCCCGGCATCCTCGACAAGCGCGACTTGCACCGGTGGAGGTGTCGCGGCGGGCTTCCCGATCGGCTTGAAGTTGCCGATGATCGGCCCTTTTTCACCGGCCTCCCGGCGCTCCTTGGTGAGGTTCACTGCGGCGAATCCGGTGTATCCGTATTTGTCCGGGCCGTCCCGGTTCGGGATCAGCGTCAGCTCCAGATTGCGCGACTTCTCGCCGACGAAAACGGCGTTGGCTTGGAGCGGGATCGCGATGAACTCGACGCCGTCCTTCGAGGTGAACGGGCGCGCTCCGGTGAGCTTCAACAGGTCAATTTTCAGCGATTGCATGGTGGTATTTGGTAGGAGATCAGACGAGGGACGTGCCGTCAATATCGGCGAACTCGCGGACGGCCGGCGCGGATTCGCAGCGGTCTCGGCACTCGGCAGGGTCAGTGCATCCGCAGCGCGGGCAGTCGCCTGGCGCTGGACGTCGGGCGATGGCGTCGCGGATCGTGCGGCGATTGCGGATGAACCCATCGGCGAGGGCGTCAAGGTGGACGCCTTGCCGGTGAGCGAGCCGCAGCGCGTGGTTGCGGGCCTCGACGGCGGCGAAGTCGTCGTGCCGTGGGTTGTGGACGCGTGACGGTTTGAACCCGGCTGCCTTGGCGGCTTCGCGGATGGATTCTCGGATGATAATTGCGGCTTGGTTGGTGGTCATAGGGTAGACATAGGGTAGGCATAGGGTTGCCACTGTGCCGGGCTGCTCCCGAGATGGGACCGGCATCGGTGGCGCTGGAGAGTTTCCGGGCTGTCTCGGGCGATCAGCCCCGACGAGAGCAGACGTGAGACTGGCAACATGCCACCCGGTTTGCACTAGCAAATTCAGAATGGCACGCTCACGGCGCGCTGGCGGATGTTGAGGCCGAAGTTGAGAACCTCGTGCTTTTCGTGGCCTGGCACCCGCTCAAGCTGTTGCCGCCATTTGGCACCGGCCCACGGCGTGTCGGCGAAGATCCGTTCAAGCGCCGGGTGGCGGTTGGCGATACTGGCGCGGCCGTCCTTGATCAGGATCCCGTGCCTGCGGAGCGCGTCGCGGGTCTCGTTCCGCTCGCCGAGTTGATCGTTCGAGAGGTAGGATGCGGACACGTTGGCGATCGCCACGGCCTCGGAGATCGAGCGCGTGAGCGGTCGGCCTGCGATCTCGTAGCGGATCGAGGCGGCGAAGAGGTGGCTGAGACACTGGTTCTCGTCGTTGTCGATCTCCTCGGCCTTGAATCCGGTCCAGTCCTGTTTCGCCATCCACTGGCGGGCGAACTCCTCGGTCGCGGTGCGGGTCGAGGTCAGCGAGAACGCGCCGGCCAACAGAGTGCCGAGTTGGTCGGCGCTGCGCTTGTCGCCGGTGAATGCCACGGCCACCGAGGAGAACGTCTCGGCGTTTGCCCGCAGCGTCTTCGCGTTGGCGAGGGATCGGGCGCGGATCTGCTCGGCGAAGCCCTTCCGCTGCACGGTATCGAGCCAGAGCGACTTGAGGATCTCGAAATGCTCCTGCGCGCCGGGTCCGTTGTTTTTGCGAAGTTGCAGCACCGTCACGCGGGACACATCAGCCTTTTTCACGGCTGCCACCCCAATCGAGGCGAACAGGAAGCACGAGCGAACCATGTAGTCGATGCTTCCGCCGCTCGCGCTGCCCTTCGTGATCCGTGCTTTGCTCTCGCTCGATGCCTGGCGCGCAAGTTCAAGCACGCCTTCGAGCCGCTGCTGGCCTCGCTTGTCCTCGCTCTCGGCCTCGTCGAATACCACTGGAAGAGCATCCGATCCGATTTTCTGCCGAAGGCCGGCCTCGGTCGTCGCACCCTGAACGTGGATTGCGGAGTCGCCGACGATTGGCGAGATGATGTTGGCGACGCTCCACGACTTCCCGGATCCAGACGGGCCGGTCAGCCACAGGTGCGGCCTCCAGACGAGAGCGCCGCAGATCGGAGCGATAGCGAGCCAACCGGCAAGGAGCTTACCGTAAAGCGGGCGCTCCCAACTGAGCATCTCGCAGAGTTCGATGAGGCGGGAGGCTGCCAGGTTGTCAGCACCGGTGCCGGAGTCCACCGGGATCTCAAGCGCGCCCTCGTAGATCGCCCGAACTGCAGAGTTGAAATTCGGGATAGGCGTCGCCTTGCCGTTCAGGACAAGTTCGTTCCCGGCATGGAAGACCACATCGTCGCCGTCGATCCAGCAGCCACGGCCTCGGATCCGCTGTGGATCGAATTTCGGCAGCGACTGGCTCCGCTGGATGAGCGCATTCACTGCTTGGTCCCAACTCTTGCCGGTCAGATCGTTGCCGTCTGCATACTCGTCCTCCCACGCGTTCAGCACTGCGAGCCGCATGAGGTTGTTTTTCGTGTGGCCGGATGCCGTCAGGTTGACGACCTGCTGGCCTCGGTCGGGCATGTAAAAAAACGAGTCACCATCCACGCCGAGCAGGCGGAAAGGTAGTCCTTCGATCCGGTCTTCCTGTCTTGGCTTGGCCCGCACCGGCTGCCACGGCTCGACCTCGTCCTGTGGCGGTTCCGGTTCAGGCATCGGCTCGGCGCGTGGCTTCATGGCTTCGACGAGCTGCGCCCTGTCCCATCCCTCGGCGACGGCATCGGCCAGATCCCAGCCGTCGCTTGGACCGGCCGGCGGCTGGATGATGCGGACCTTGGCGGCGATCCCGGCGAGCGCCTTGGCGATGGCTCGTGCGGCTTCCATGCCTGGTTGATCCCTGTCCGGCCAGATGTTGACCTTGCGTCCGGCGAGCGGCGACCAGTCGGTGAACTTCGCGGCCTTGCTGCCACCCGGCCATGTAACGACGACACCGGGACAGATGCGGCGGGCAGCGTCGGCCGTCTTCTCACCCTCGACGATCAGCACGCCGGCGTCGGGGTTGGCCGCGAGCAGGTCGAGGCCGTAAATCGGGCGAGGCTTCCCGAACGAGAGCCAGCGGAATTGCTGGCGACCGTCAGCGTGGCGCGCCCATGTCAGCGGGACAACGTCCTTGCCGCCACCGGGTAGGTCGAACCGGCAGATGGCACCGAACAGCCGGCCGGCGGCGTCGCGGTATTCCCAGACGCCGGATGGTTGACCGAAGCGGTGGTGGTGGATGCGCTCAGGCATAGCGGTCCCGGCCGGCGCGGTCGTCGGCGTCCAGTCGGCGTTGGCGGCCTTGGGTTTCGGTGCAGCCACCTCGATGCCGGTGCGCAGCCGCTCGCCGATCTCGGTGGCGGCATCCTTCATTCCGCATGACCGGATCGCGGCGAGGAGTGAGACGGGATCACCTCCACCGGCGTCGGTCGAGAAATCCTTCCAGACGCCGGATGTCAGGTTGATGGACAGCGAGCGGCCCGGTTCGCCGGACAGGCTGCCGACTTTCCACTCGTGGCCTTCGCGACGGCCGGCGGGCAGCCACTCGGTGACGAGGGATTCAAGGGATGAGAGAGCGGCGGCGTTGATGGCCGCGAAGTCGAGTTTCATGGTTGGTGGTTGGTGCGGGATGAGGTGCTACTGCGGCCTGCGTTGCTCTGCAAGCTCCTTCTGGTTCATTTCGTCGCCCTCGTCCCAGCCTGCCTCGTAGGCATACCAGCGCAGCGAGCGGGGCGGATGGTGGTTGTCCCAGTGGCCGCGACGGGCGTCGTCAAAGCCGGTGCGGAAGATGGGCTCCAGCGCCTTCCAGTGCGGCGAGCGTCGGAGGTGGTCGAGGGTGGGCGGGACGGGTGGTTGGGACATGGTCAGAGTGGTTGGATGATCCCGAGCGCGTCGTCGATCGACCGGGCGACTCCGGCCAGCCCGCCGTCGGCTTTGACGCGGGCGATGAAGTTCTTCTGGGGATCGGTGGCGCGGCCTCGCTCGCCCTTGACCTCGATGGCAAGGAAGACGGCGACCTTCTGTCCGACCATGTCGGGCGTGACGGTCACCGATCGCCAGCCGATCAGGTCGGAGCCGCCGGGATTGGCGACTCCGAATCGGATGAGCCGGCCGTCAGCGTCCTTCAGCGCGCCGCAGTTGTTGCGGAAGAGCCGGACGCCTGGCGTCGAAAGCCCGAGCATGATCGAGCGGAGGCGGTTCATTTCGTTCATGGTGGGTCAGAATAGGTCCGGGGCTGCGGGTGGTGTCAATCTCAGGTGCAAGGGGGGGGGGTGACATCTGAAAAGCTTGACATCGGAACGTCAAAGAGCGGCACGAATTTCTGGCGTAGGATCAGGGAGAGGTTGCCGGATTCTTCGATTTCTGGGTTGGGGGATTTCTGCCACGGCATCCATTCCCTTCCTTCGTGTGGGGAAAGACTCGATTCAATGAGCGCCACGATAGAATATTTGATGTCTTCGACAAGTTCCTCAGTGATTGTCTGGAGGTCAACAAACCAATGCTTCGTTGAGTTTGCCCTACAAATTCCTTTTTCTACTGAATCCGCGCCTCCACTCATTAATATTTGAGAAATGAGGCACTGAATGCGACCCATAGAATCAAGTGATTCGTTTTTCAAGAACTCAGAGTGATAGAGTTCGCTCGGGCCGATTTCTACTCCAACTCCGTGCCTCGATACCGTAATGGAAAACCAGAAGTTCTTCCGGCATCGATAACCCCAGTCTGGCGGCAAGTCCTCTTCAACGAATCTCGACCACTCATACGCATACGGAGGGATCTCATAAGGAACAGGCTTCGGTGCAGGCTTCTTCTTCTCCTTGTAAGCCTTGGTCTTCTTCTTCACCGCCTCCTTGTTGCGCTCGTAGTGCGCCCGCTGGGATTCAAGAGCCTTCTTGGCCTTGGCGTCGTAGTCCTCGGGCGAGAACCAGTATTCCTTGATGCCGGATCGTTTCCAGAACCTCCAGCCATCCTCTCGCACGTCTCCACGTTTCGGATTCATCAGAAAAGGTCGGGTGATTGGATTGTTTTAGGTGTGCCATTCTGATCGCAATGAATCCTCGGGAGTCTGCTCACTAGCCAAGACAATACGATTTGAGCGCCTTCTCCTCCTTCCGTCATTTTTTCAATCGCCTCATCAGTTAAATCACCGCGAAGCGCCATCGTTGCAAACGTGAAGGCTTCATTGAGTTCTTTCTCCGAAAGGTATTCGTGAATGCCAATCTCAGCGGCTTTTTTGATCAGTGCCGGTTCACTCACCCAATTCTTGACGAGATTCGAACTCATACCCGCACCCCCTTCCGCGAGTTCCACACGTGCTTCGCCCAGACATCCGGCGAGCGGTACCCCCGCGCCCGTCCCAGAGCGATCAGGTCGTCGAGCGTCTGCGCCGATCCCTGCTCCTGGCGCTTCTGGCGGGCGATCTCCTTCGGGTCGATCTGCACCAGCTCGCCCTCGGCCTGCTCGATCTCGCGCTCCTTGCGAGGATACTCGAACCCGCACTCTGGGCAGACCGGCGCTGGCGGGTGGCAGCAGTAGCAGTCCGGGCACTGCCGCTGCTGGATCTCCTCCTCGTCGCTAGCCTTGCGCTTCTTCTTCTTCCGGCCCTCCAGCGTCCAGTCGCGGACGTCTTCCGCGAACCCGTGCCGGGACAGGTTGCCCACGTGGTCGAGGATGATGGCTTTCGCCTTCCCCGGAGCCGGCCGCAGCACCCGGCCGATCTGCTGGAGGTGCAGCCCGAGGCTCTTCGTCGGCCGGAGCAGGATCGCAGCCGTCACCAGCGGCAGGTCGAAACCCTCGTTGATGATCTCGCAGGATGTCAGCACGTGCAGGCGGCCGTCACCGAGCGCTCGCACGACTTCCCGGCGTGACTCGCGGTCCATCGTGCCGTCGATTGTTGCGGCCCGGTATCCCGCGGCCTGGAACTGCTCGGCGACGTGCTGCGCGTGTTTGACGGAGCAGCAGAACGCCACGGCCGGCGCGCCCCGGCAGATCCGGGAATAATGCTCGACCGCGTCTCCGGTGATCGTCGGGCGGTCCATCTCGGCAGCCAGCTCGTCCTGGGCGAAGTCCCCGCCGCGAGTGCCGATGTGGGACAGGTCGGCGACGACAGGTGGCGCGAAATAGACGGGCGGTGCCAGGTGGCCACCCTCGATCAGGTCGGCGACTTCCGGCCCGCGGATCAGGTCGTCGAACACGTCCTTGAGGCCTTTGCCGTCGAGCCGCTGCGGCGTGGCCGTCACGCCAAGCACGCGGGCTTGCGGGTGATGCTGGATCACCTTCCGCCACGATCCAGCCGTCGCATGGTGCGCCTCGTCCGCGATGATCAGCGCGGGCTTGAACGAGTCGAGGCGGCGAACGTAGGTCTGGACGCTGGCCACCTGCACAGCGTGCGATCGGTCAGGCGTCCGGCCGGCGGCGATCACGCCATGATCGACGCCAAAAGCGCGGAGCGTCCGGCAGGTCTGATCGACAAGCTCCTGCCGGTGGACGAGGATGACGACGGAGTTTCCCTTCGCGCTGGTGCCCTGCGCGATGTAGGCGAACAGCACGGTCTTGCCCGAGCCGGTCGGACTGACGACGAGCGGCGACCGCTTGCCGGATCGGTAGGATCCGCGCACGCCATCGACGAGGTCGAGCTGGTAGTCTCGGAGGGCGATCATGTGTGCTCTCCTCCAAGGTTAACGCTCCACTCTTCCTGCTCGACGATCTGCTCGAACCCGGACACGAACCCGAGCGACTGGATACGGTGGTCGGTCGGCATCTGCGGCCCGGTCGACTCGATCTCGCGAGCCTGCTCGAGCGAGTGCTTCGGATACTTCCGCAGCAAGTGCCGGTCGGACTCGGTGAGTCCAGGCGCACGATCGCGGAGCAGTCGGGCGGCGGCCTGTTTGGCCAGTTGTAGCTCTCGGTCGTTCATGGCTTCTCGATGCTGAGGAGGATGCAGCGGATCCGTTCCACGCTCGCGGCACGTGGACGGAAGCGTCCCGTCTTCCATCGCCAGAACGTGGCGCGGTTAACTCCGGCGAGGATAAGGACTCCGCTGATGCTGTGGCCTGCGGCCTTTGCTCGGGATTCGATTTCGGTTGTGGTCATGGTGTCAGTTCTGGATGGCGGTTGCGGATAAGCACGGTGAATGCGGCTTCGTGGTAGCTGCGGTCGTTTGCTGCTGCGATGATCCGAAGCGTCTCGGCGTAGGCGTCGCGCTGGCGTTCGAGCTGCTCGGAAACGTCAACATCCACGACGTAGCGCGGCAGCGACGGGTCGAGATGATTCACGCGGCGTGCTGCGGTGCTTTCCGGCGTTGGTCGGTCGCTCATGGTGTCGTTACGGTTTGCGCCGGCCCGCGAACATCGGCCTCGCCGGGTCCGGGGTTGAGGTGGTTGATTGCGACGAGCGCAGCGTAGAGCGCGGCAGCGAGGATGAGGAGTTTCATGGTGTCAGGCGGTAGGAGTGAGGAGCCAAGAGGCGCGGGAGAGCTGCGACAGCATCTTGCCAATCGGCAGACCAGCCAGCGGGGCGTCGACTGGCCGGCGAAGGAGCGAGGCGGCGGCGTCGGAGTAGAGGCGGCTGCCGAGGACGGTGATCGAGTCGGCGCTCATCAGTCGGCCATACTGACGATCTGACAGCATCCCGAAGCATTCGTCCCACACGGTCTCCGGGGTCACCGGCTGCATTTTGGCCTCGTAGTTCTCGATCAATGTCGAGGGCCAGAGGAACCCGTAGTGGCCCGAAAGGATGCACCACTTGGCCTTGGATCGCTCCAGGTGATGGCGGGCGATGCGGAAGGCTTGGCCGGTGTAGGCGTCGCGTGCAGGCATCGGCCCGGCGGCGAGCGTGCGGGCCTTGGTGGCCGAGCATGGCAGGATGTAGATCGTGCTCATCGGGTGGCGTAGTATCGGAGTTCAGCGCGGGCGTTGAGTGCCAGCTGGACGTGCCAGAGGCGGGCGACTTTGAGTCCGTGGCGTTTCGCGTGCCGCGCCAGTGCGCGGCGGCCTCGGAGTTCTTCGTGGAGTTCGTGGATGGTCATGTTGGTTGGTGTCGGTTGACGGCGTGACTATGGGCGTCCGTTGCACAACTGCAACAAAAAAAGCCCGCCCGCGAAAAATAATCCACGGGCGGGTTGGGATCAGGCTCGGGCTGCCGCATCAACCCGCCGTCCACCTTCCGGCGTCAGCCGCCAGAATGGCCAGCCGTTGCGGTTGTCCTCGGGCCTGACGAGTCCCTTGTTCTTCAGGACAGCCACGACGGCCATTGGGTCTTTGCTGCAATGGTCCAGCGCGGCCTTGATGTCCGGTGACTGCGCCGTGCCGTCCATCTCAGCGATCACGCCGAGCGCGATCGCTTCCCGTGCGCCGACGCCGGCCGCTGCGAGCATTCTTCCGGCTTCGATGAGTGTCATGGCCTGGTGCGCGAGCGGTTGAGGTGGCGGCGACGGTCGGAGAGTTCCTGCGCCGCGTGGTTCAGCGCCTGGACGCCGAGGACAGCCAGCACGAGCGACAGCCACGACGGGCCGGTGGCGAACGCTGCACCGATCAGCACGACGGCCGTGAACAGGAAGATCCGGGCGAAGCGCAGGCAGAGCTTGGCTTTGATTTGGGATGTGTTCATCAGCGTTTGACCTTCAGGTTCCGAAACACGCGCAAACCCGCCACTTCCGGCAGCTTGCCGTTGCGCTCGAACGACTTCTTCAGCGCAGCCAGCACCTCGGCCCGTTTCGGCTCGATCCGGCAGAGCTGCGGGAACTTCGCCACGAACGCGAGGATGTCCTCGACCTCGAAGTCGATCTCTTCCCGGACGCCGGCCGGTGCCGGTGCGGCCACAGCGGCGGCGGCAGCGATCCGGGCGGCCTCTTCGCGCTCGCGTGCGGCGGCTGCGTCGGCTTCAGCCTGGCGGCGGGCAGACTCGGCCCGTGCCTCGGCTTCGCGCTGTGCTGCCAGTGCCTTCTCCTGCGCCACGCGAGCGGCTCGTTGGCCCTCCTCCGATTGCGCGGCCTCGGCTTTCAGTCGGGCGATCTCTGCTTCATGCGCGGCACGCTCGGCAGCTTGCCGTTCCCGCTCGATCCGTGCGGCTTCTCGCTGAGCTGCCATCTCGGCTTCGTGGCGCTCTTTCTCCACACGCTGGCGCTCCTGCTCGGCAGCGAGTTCGGCCTCGCGCTTGATGCGCTGTTGCTCACGGGCGTATTCAGTGACCAGCCCGGACAGGCGGGCCTCTTCGGCGACGACATCGGCCACGAAGTCGGCAGCGATGCCGTCGATGCGTTTTCCCAGGTCGATGACCGGAGCCTTCACGATCTTGCGGCTGCTCTCGACCGCAGTGCGGACGCTGGCGAGGCTGCGGAGCCGGGACTGCGCGATGTCGCAGGAGTCGGGATCCGTGACGGCCACGACGGCGCGAGCTGCTGACAGGATCGTGGCCTTCTGCTTCTCAGCTTCCGGCGTGATCTGGATTTGGTAGCCATCTCCGAGGATGGCAAGTGCGGTGGTGGTGCTCATGGTTGGTCGGTGGTTGCAAGTGGGAGTTCAGGATGGCCGGCCAGTGGGTCGGCTTCGATCTCGGGTTGGGTTTCAAACGATGCTTCGAGCAGCGTCGTGAGTTCGGCGAGCGACTCGATGATGTCATCGAGCTTCTCGATCAGTGCTTTCTGTGCGGTTGTCATGGTTGGTGTCGATTGGAATTGTTCCGCGTGTAGGATGCGCGGCCCCCGGCACTATTTCAGCCGAAGATGTCGCCGTCGTCAGTGGCAGGCTGCGCGTCCTTACGCGCTGCATCCCGCTCCTGCGTGTTCTCAGCAGCCTTGCGTGCCTGCTCGACGTATGGGTCAGGCTGCGCCTCAGCCTTCACCGCCTTCGCCTTCTTGGCCGGTGGCAGCACCTCCACCTCGGCAGCCGGTGCCTGTGCGTCGTCGAGGATCGTTGACTCGGTGCGGGCCGTGACGTTGCGCGGGCCGGATCCGATGTCCTCCACCTCCTCGGTGGCGTGCATCCCGTTGAGGACATCCGGCGCGTAGAGTCGCCCGAAGAACGCGGCGGCGCGGTAGCGGAGCATCAACTCAGGCATCGTCTTCCACTTGCTGCCGTTCTTCGCAAACCATCCCTCGGCCTTCGCCATCGCGATCGACGCCGGCGGGCCTTCCAGCCGCTCGCCGGTCTTGTCAGTCGTCCAGGCGATGCAGCTGCGGTCGTCGCCTTCGCCGGTCACCTCGAAGCGAACCGGCGCGAACCGGCCGCAGGAGTTCAGGGCGGCGATGATGAACGTCGAGGACCAGCTCGGCCGGCCGTGGATGATGTTCAAATTCTGCATGACGGCGAGCGGTGACGCTCCGATCCGCTGCGCCATCTCAAGCGCGACGATGGCGTTTCCGATGTTGTCCTTCCCGCGATACTGCTCGGGGACGATGTTCGAGCTGACGAGCGCAAGCGCCATGCGCTGGGCGGACTCGAAGGATGCGGCGTTGGAGAACGCGGTGATGCTCTGCGTGGTGGTGGTGATGTCGGTTGTCATGGTGTTCTTGGTTGGTGCTGTTGCGTTGGGGAGAAAATCAGGCCCATTTCGGGAGGTCAATAGTCAAAGGCGCGTCCGAGTAACCCGGCCAGGTGCCGGACTCCTGACAGCATCGGAACGTGTCGAGATCCGTCTGGTAATCCACGCGGCCGCGCTGGGTCATCGCCTCGCTTGCGACGTAGACCGCCACCAGGTAAGGCGGCTCCGTCTCAACGGCGATGAACACGAACCCTCGCGGAGCCTCGCCGAACGCGGCCCGGTAGCCGTCGCTGTAGAACGCGGCCTGCACGTGGTAGCGATAAGCTTGGATTGACTTAGCAAAGCCTTCCGGCGAGGCGTCGCGGGTGGTCTTGAGGTCCACGATGACTCCGCGCTCGGTGACGGCATCCGGCCGGCACCTGCACGCGATGCCGTCCGCGTCCCAGAAGATTGACTGTTCGATCGTGGGTCGGCCTGCCAGTGCCTTGGCGGCGGCAGGGTGGTTGTGGACGGCCTGCTGGATCTGGCAGAGCTTACTCATCTCCTCGCCGGTCACGATCTCCTTGCCCTCGGCCTGCACCTCGAACTCGGCCCATGCGAGCTTGCCTGCGCTGGTGCGGCGGTCAATGCCTTCGGGTCGGACGGTGGCCGATGCGCGGAACAGTTGCGGCTCCAGCACGACGGTGTGCGTGAGCGATCCCAGCCGCATGGCCGGCGTCTGCTCGGTGGGGTTGTCGCGCCGGTAGGCGTAGAGCGCGGGAGCCTTGCGGATTAGGTCCAGCCCGCTTTTCGAGATAGCAGGGCTGGCGTGGTATTCGGCATTGGTCAGGTCGTGCCTGATGGTTGGTGCGGTCATGGTTGGAAAGGGTAGAGCGCCGGGGATTGAACCCGGCGCGGTGAGGTGGGTTAGGCGGGGTCAAAGCAAGCGGCGACACGCTCAAACGATTTGTCCTTGGGGTGGATTCCGCGTGCGACAAGCTCACCTTCAATCGCGTCGATTCCGAATCCTTCGCGGAGCTGGAGTTGCAGCGTGTCGTAATCGTCGAAGCTCATGCCGAATGGCTTGTCCTCCTTTGAGTTGAAGTAGCTGCGCCAAGCGTGGGCGCGGGCGGAAAGAAGCTCATCCTTGGTGGCTTCGGTGATGGGCTTGCGGTCGCGGTTGACGATGAGGTTGGTGGCGGTCATTGGTGTCGTTGGTTGGAACGACGCGAACCTACCCTGCCCGCAGCGAAGTGCAACAGAAAAAAACTCCCTCCCTCAAAATAAATCCGCCGCCCATTTCTGAGCGGCGGATCGTGACACACAAACACTACCCCGGAAAATGAGATGCCCCGCCCCCATCGCTGCGGCGCGAGCCGGTCACGGCGTAGAGGACGGAGCTGGCACCAACCAAGGAACCGAGGACAGGGTCTCACGCCATGCCAGATTGTCCAGCCCTACTTCTTGAGCGCCGCCTTCACTTCGCCGAGGATCTCCGACGCATTCCGCAGCACGTTTGAGTTCTGCTCGACGACGGTGATCAGGCTCTTCCGATCGGCGTCCCGCTCGTCCTCGCGCTTGTCGGCTTTCGCCTCGGCCTTGTCCAAGCGTTTCGACATCCACCACAGCCCGAGTGCAAGTCCGATCAGCGCCCCGAATGGCCCTTGGAGCTGCTGGATCCAGTCCGGTGCGGGAACCTGCGAGAGCATGTCAGGCAGTGCCTGGGAGCCGACGATGCCAGCCACGATTGCGGTCAGGCCCGAGATAGCGTGTTCGATAGATGCGTGCATGAAAATTACATTCTGGTCGCTTGGAAGTGCATGGCGTCGCGCCCCCAGAATGCTCCTGCGGGAGTCCAGCCCTCGCGTGCGAAAGCCTCCATCACTTCAAACGGCATATCCGCCGATGTCGGCCACGACTGAGAGAGTCGGTTGGTATCCGGCGCGAGGTCGATTGCCGCGCCGCGAGCGTGGAGGCTCGGCAGCGATCCGCCGCGCATCGGGCGGTTGTTGTAGACACCTGCGTATTGCGCGAGGATGTCGGGGTGGGACTTTGCCAGCACCGTCAGCACGCGCTTGAGGCTGTCAGCGACGCGGTCGTGGCAGCGGATGCTCTTAACCGGCTTGCCGTCGTAGCGCAGGCCCAGCCCCTCGACGTTGACGCTCACCAGCCGGGACTCATCACCGGGCGAGCCGTAGAAGCCCTGTAGCGCCTCCTGCGACGTTCCCGGCCAGTTGGACTCGGCAGGTGCGAGAGCGCGCAGGTAAGCCTGGCAGGCGGCGATCGATCGCGGCCCCCAGAATCCGTCCACGGTCGCGCCGATTTTCGCCTGGATTTTTTTGATGCGGTCGCGTGTCATGATCTCCTGAGGGGTGAGGTAGCGGATGATGAGTGTTGGTTCGCGAGGGATGATGGCATCGCCAATCCGCCCGACAAACCAGTGGGCGAACTCGACGATCAGGTTCATGGCTTCTGGGATACGACGCGGCCGATCTTGTAGAGTTGCCCACTGAGCAGCAGCGCATCGGCATCGGCGGCGGCGTCGTTGGCGTAAGTCGGAATCGTCGGGGCGATCCGCCCGCTCATGTAAATTGACAGAGTCACGGTTCCTTCCGTGCCGCTGGTAATATCCGCCCCGCTGCGGACAGTCATCAGCGGATTGTTGACGTTGTGGGAGGCGCTGCCGGATAGACTCAGGACGGCATTGGTCGTGCGGTTGCCAGCGTGGATCTCAACGCAGGCGGAGGGAGATCGCGGCGTTGTTGCTAGCCCATTGCCGAATCCGCTGGTCCCGTAGGAAAAAAACCATCCGCCGAAGCGGTTGGCAAAAACGCGCATTTCCGTCGAGTTGCCGGTGTGGATGCCGACTTCGCCATCGTCGCCGTTTTTCGAGATGCTGAAATAGTGACGCAGCAGGGTCGCGTTTCCGCCGGTGCCGGTGCGGCCCACCATGTCGTAACCCATGCTCTTACCAGCAGGGAGGGTGACACCTAAAGGCTGCGCTGAGTAACGAGGGAGGAATCCGGTGTTGTTTTCCGGTTTGTGAACCTTCCACGCCTCGGGGAGTGCAGCAGTCAGGATTCGCATGATGGCATCGCTTTCCAATGCCTGCCCACGCGGCGAGAGGTGGGTGTTGTCCCCGGCGATGATCGTGGCCGCCGTCATCACGGAATAAGGCGGCATGATCTTCCGCGAGTTGACCCAAAGCTGGCCTTGGGCGATGGCGAAGTCGCGCATCTCGCGGTCCATCGACAGCAGGTCGTTGCTGCTGTTATCCGGCGGCCCCTGTCCTGAGTATTGCGCGGCGGATGCGGGGTGACGCCCGACCATGATCCAGTCCATCGGGCGCGCCGTCTGGATCATCTGATAGAGGTCGGTGGATGCCGTGCCAAGGACTCCTGTCCAGTTGGAGTCGTCGCCTTTGAGTGTGACGAAATCCGGCTCGATGTTTTGGAGTATCGTGTTCCAGATCGCTTGCGGGCATTGGTTGTTGTTGGAGATCGTGATGCCCCCAACGTCGAACTTGTAAACCGCGCAACCGCCGCGTGGGGTGCTGACATCCTCGCGGATGTCGGACAGCACGAAGCCAAGGATGCGGACGGTGCCGGAAATCCATTTTGCGCGTAGTCGTCGAAGTTCGGTAGCCGTGAAGTCGTAGCTGAAAATCCCGCAACCGATAGCCCCGCCCGTGGTGGTGGCGATCGGGCTGGCGGTGGTCGCGCCGGGAACCTCGACCCATCCGGCCTCGTTGGTGTTCGTCTCCAGCGCAAAGGTTCCGCCGCCGCTCTCGAGCTGGTAGAAACATTTGATGCGGTAGCACTCGACGGCAGCGGCAGAAGTCCCGCCGCCATACTCGACCGAATGACCGGCACCACTCAGCCTCCAAAGAGTCCCGCCAATCGGCGTGCGCGTCCATTGGGCGGTATCCGTGACAGCGCCGCCCGAGATGGTGTTCGTGATGCCAAATCCCACCTCCCGGACTGGCGCAACCTGCGTCTTAAGTTGATCCGTAAGGTTGACGCCGTAGCTGTCGCCCATGACGAGTTGCTTGAGTCGGAAAGGGCGAACCGATCCAGCAGCGGCTTCTTGTCCGATGCGGGCTTTCGTGCGCGGGAGAACCGGGCCGTCCCAGACGGTCGAGCCGCTGCCGCTGCCAAGTGCGACCAATGCGGCAGGCTCCTGCGCGTAGTCCATCGCTTGGAGTGCCGTCAGCGTGCTCGCTGCGGTCACAGTGGCGTCGCTGCCTGCTGGACCTCGTGGCAAAGTATTGATCAACGCTGTGATTTCGACGGACATATTAGGCGGGTTCGGTGATTGACTCAGGCTCAGGCTCAGGCTCCGGTGCGGGTGGCCGTGGAATCTGCACCACCGCAAACACGCCATCCGCAAACGTCAGCTCGCGCCATTGCTCGGCCAGTTTCTCGGACAGCGGCCGGACATCCACGGCAGACGCGGGCC